GTCCAGGTTAATTTTTAAGTCATCTGGATGATCTACTTCACCTAATACCGAGTATCCGCCTGCAATTTGATCGTTCAAAGTTTTGACAGCTCGCTCAATCTCGTCTACAGGATAAATGCGTTGGTTGGCATTACGTATTCCGCCTTGAATGCAGATACCCTTCATGTAAAGGTTCTTTCCGTTTTCGCCTTCAGATTCGACTACCACACGGGCTTGGTCGAAACTGAGGTTTTCACGTAAGTAGTTCATCTTTTGCATTATTATCTACCTAATATGCTTTTTTCGCTATCAGGTTTACTGCCTTTCTTTTCTGCCCCGTGTCCTGCTGGAACAGTTTTTAGGTGCTTAACACCTGCTTTACCACCTGGAACATTAACGTTTCCGGCGTTCTCTTCTTTAGGTGCACTTGTTTTTCCGCCTTTTTCTTCTGCAGATCCTGCTGCGATATTAGCAGTTGTGCCACCCATATTATTTGCTTTAGCTACAATAGACTTGGTGTTAGCACCATTGTCGCCCATCTTTGCTGTAACTTTTTCTGTGTATTCACGGATGAATTGCTCGTCCATATCTGGATCATTATCTTCATC